TAATCACAACAGTAGTAGTATTAGTAATACTTCTAACAATAGTATTATCTGGAATATTCGCACCGACTATAGACATACCTGGTCTCACATCAGTTGTTGAATCCATTGTAACATTTGCAGAGCTACTTGATACATCAACAGTAGCATCAACAAACATTTTATGTGGCACATAATAATAATAAACTTTGATTTGTTTTACTTCAGTAGGAGTAGGAAAAATTCCAAGTTTATCTTCATGTATGTAAAAAGCCTTGTCTGTAGTAATATTACTCATAGAAGAATCATCAGGTATATCACTTATCTCATTGATACCAATTCTTTGACAAATACTACCATCGTATTCTACTCTATAGATACGAGTCATTGACTCTAGTGATAAACTTGTATTCTCTGCACCATCCAAGTTATTTTGATTTAATGTCCAATCTGTAACAAGAGTATTTGAATCCTTCATTTGATATTCACTTGTATCTACTACTGAATTACGAGTTGCATATCCTTGCAATAGATTCGCTTCATCACAAAGTTGAAAATGACCTTCATTGATAAGGTCGTGTATAATCGAATCAGCTAAGACAGATGTAGAGTCTACACCTGTAATATTTCTGACTTCTGTTGTTATTTCTGATAAGGTCATAATATTTCCAATAAAGAGGGGGAGGTTAGTCCCCCTCTAGGTTATTGATTAGCTTAGATCAGTTCTCGCTGAAACGTACTGAATGACACCGTAGTCTTTGCTGTTGTAGTCACTAATGTCTACACCATAGATCTTTGCTGCTGAAATACCGAGTTGGTTTCCATAGTCAAAGGTCTTTTCTACCCACATCATATCAGATGATTCTGCAAAACAAGCTGCTTGTGCGCCCATGAAAAGGTTTCTTGAACCTTTTACAGCCGCTCCACCACCGTTATCGAAAGTGTTTACACCTTCGTGAGAGTGGATAACAACCCCATTGTAGATACCTAAAGCACCTTTAAACAATGGATTACTATCACCACGAACCTGAGCTTCACGCTGAATCTGCTGAAACTCATCGAGTTCAAACAGATCGTAAGCAACTTCAGGATGCAATACCAATACATAGTAGTCGTTACCGTCTACACGGATTGGTCTCATTCTGTAGTTAGCAGATCCACCTATCTGAGCTAGTGTTTTCAATGCACTAATATCAGCTAAAGTGATCGCATCTGCTGCAGCTAATGCTGCTTTCGGATCAGAAGTTGCATACACAGAACCTGCGGCATCTGCTCTATAATAAGCATGAGTACCACTTGTTGTTGATAAAGCAGAGAAAATATCTGCATCAATCAACTCTGAGTATTGCGTTTTGAGAAGATCTAGGGAAGTGCTTCTGAAATCATAAAGCACTTTAGAGTTTGCGAATTTACCTGTATCTCTTACAGCTAACCTTTTTTGATTAGTACTAACTGTGTTTGAAAAGGTAGATAGCGATTGCTCGTTACCCTCTAATGATGAATCACCAGTAATTGCACTTCCTGAAAGCTGAGAAACAAGACCAAAAGTAACATCTTTACCTTTGCCTTCTTCCATTTGCTTTACATGAATTGCACTTCCTGGGCCTTCACCCATGAATTTACTAAAGTAAACTCCTTTGCTAACTTCACTTTGGAGTTCTTTTGCCCATCGTGAAACTTGTAGGCCTGATGCCCAATTTGCTGCCATTATAGACTCCTATTAGTTAAGATTAGTTTTGAAGAACTTACACCAGACAACAATCTTTGCTGCGTCTGCTGCATTTTTTGCAACTAGATCAATAGTATCTTCTGACGAATAATACTTTCCACCACTGTAAGCAAGAGTTCCATTGATACTACTATAAGATGCTCCTGCGCTATTAGCGTTAGAACCATCTATATACCCATCAATGTCATCGCCATCGCCTAGATCTATAGTTAATGTGCCACTTTCTGCTGTAAGAATTACTGCTCCCGCTGCGACAACAATAGAACCTGCAGGTATTTTCATAGCTTCCCAAACATCGTCTGCTGCTAAATTTTGTACAGCAGTGTCGATCATTGCAGCCATCATACCACCAGGCATTGCATCAGTATGTGGAGATGTATTCCCGAAACCAGAAGATGCGTCAAAAGGGCCTTCTTTATGTGAAACTGTAGCCATTTTTTTCTCCTAATTAAAATCCAGAAGTAACCTCCATTAAGGCTTTCTTACGAACTTCAGGCGATAAATTGCTCCACTGCTCAGGACTTAGATTATCATAATCTGTGTCCGACTCGTTTCCTGTACTAACATTAGACAGTGTGGTCGGTATCTTGGTTGCTTCCGTTGCTTTTTTCGCTTTATCTATCTCTGGGTTCGTAACATCCTTAACGGGTTTACTTTGGATGTTGTAAACATTATAGGCATCCTCTATAAAGGTGATGCCCCTTTCATCGCCAAAAGCAGCAATCTTGGCTAACTCTTCTTGACCTAACTCAGGATGTTTCTCAATGAAATCATTCATCATTGCATCCATAGCACTATTATACTCTGTCTCAGCTTTCTTCGCTTCTTCAGCTTGGAACCTCTGGTCAATCATATCTTGTGCTTTTTTAGCAGCCATAAACTCAATGTACTCTTTCTGCTTTGCAGGATCGTATTCGTCAAACTCAGGGACTGCTTCTGGTTCCTCTTTAGGTTCCATAGAATCCTTTAGTTCTTCGACCATCTTGCGAAGATCTCCAAGTTCATTGGTTTGTCTGCCATTTAGGCTTTGTAGGTTAGAATAAGACTTATCCCTTTCTTCAGCAAACTTCAAAAGCTCGTCCACAGAGTCAAAGCTCTGATCTCCTATTTGTAGCTTAAGTTCTTCTGTTTCTGGGGTCTCGGTTGATTCTGCTTCAACCTCTGTCTCGTCATTGGTCGGGGATTCTTCTACTTCAGAGTCGCTATACTCTTCACCAGACATTTCCTTTTCCTCATCAATATATTGAAACTTCGATTCACTCATTATTGCATTACTCCTTCTCCACCTTGTGGTGGGGGTTTTTGTTGTTGTTGTTGTAACTGGACTTGAGCTTGGCGTTCTTGCTCAAATTTCTCCAGTATCTCATCGGATGCTTCCATGTCGGATAGTTCAACGAAAAGTGGGAATAAACTAGCGTACCCATTTCGTACTAATTCGCCAACTTGGTTAGCCATTAACGCTCTCATCGTTGGAGTATTTTGACCCTGGTCTAAGACCACATCAAACTCCATTGTTGAGAAGTTGTCCAAAAATTTGCTGATGATCTGATTGACTTCTGCCTGTTCTTCAGGTTCCACCTTATCAAATTCAGCTCCAATAATTCTTTGTATCTTATCAACAGAATAATACTGCTGCATATTAGACACTGCCATTTCTAGTGTATTCTTCTTACAAGTGTCTAAGTTCTCCATCTGCTCCATTAAGGTATTCATACCTTGACGAATCCTAGTCTGTACAGCAAGTCCTGACTCTGTAGAAGAGGTGGCCCTACCCATCATTGGGTCTGTAGCACCACTGATCTCTTTTGCATCAAAGTCACTTCTCTGTTCAAACGAAGCAATCGTTGGTACAAGTGCTGTATGCTGATTAGACCATTGACTCATAAAATCAGATATTCTGCCCTTAAATCCAGGTATGCCTATCCATTCTCCATTTGCTGAAGCTCTATTCATCTGGTCTGCAGTAACCTTGTTTCCTGTAAAGATACCACCACCCTTTGGAGAGCGATTAATAATATCTAAGGCTTGTGACCTACGCTTATTCTTCTCTCTTTGAGGGTCTTTTAAATTCTCTACCAATCCAAATGTTTCTACATTATCACCATAATCTTCAAAGGTATAGAAGAATGGTATTAATGGAAACTGATTATGTCTATATGGATTTGGTGTTTTTTCCTGTAAGACCCTTGCACCTGCAAATACAGTTACATAGGTCTTAGGAACGCTTTTAGAAACCACATTTAACTCTACAGGAGCAACTTCCATCTCAGGTCTTTCCATAATACTTCTAATCGCTTCATTGGCTTTACGCTTGGTCTTGAAACCTTCCTGAGAAAACCGTCCTGTTTGTGGATTAACTAAGTAAAATTCTTTTTCGTACTCTCTTTCCCATAACTCAATAATTCTTATCTTCTTACGATGTGCATCCATGTTATAGGCTTCCATGCTTTTAAAACCGTAGTTAGGATCTACATTCTTATATTTGTCGCCTAACTGTATGCCCGTTAAAGATTCTTCACCAATTAAAGACTCTTGTATATCTTCAGCGTTTTTAACATCCCTCAGTGCATCTGGAAACATATCCTTTGCTTTAGAGATAGATAATAGTTTAGTACGAGCTAATCTACCCCACTGTGAACAATCAGGAGTAGTAGCCTCTGGATCCATTAATACATTGGCCCACGACTCTCTTCTGATATTTATCTTACTATCAAAGTATTCGCCTGGTTCTACTGATAGGTCTACCCATCCTCTACCTGTAATTACACCGTCCTTAAAAACACGACTAAATACATTATGTAAAGACTGGCTTTTATCTAAATGATATAAAAGCGAAGTAATTAACTTAGCTTCATTATCATCGTTCATTTCCACGGGTCTGGCACGGTATGATGTTCTGCCTTGCCTTTCAATACCAGTCACTAGGTTCACTTTTGGAAGGATGATGTTGAGCTGAAGGGGAGGACGTCCCTCTGCTCTTAGCTTTGATATATCAGCATTATCCCATTGTCCAGTTCCGTACCCCCCCGATCGTGACTGGGAAAC